CCAGCCCATAGAATGGCCCCAGCTTTCGCCAATCTCAACATCTACCTTCGAGGGCAATTCAAGTTTCACGCAATTCCTCATCACATCCGCCGCCCGTTCGGCTTCGGGCGGACCCTCAACTCCAAACGGAATCTCATCATGAACTTGCAGAATTATATCGAATCCTTCCCGGTCACACTCCACCATCGCCCGTTTCGTTTGGTCGGCTCCGCTTCCCTGAATCAGGCGGTTGAAGCCCTTGTGGGTCCAATCATAATTCCCGTGCTTATCCGTGGGAAAGCGGCAACGCCTCCCGAGAATGGTGGTAATGTACCCGACGGCGGCCGCCCGTTTTTCGCAAGCCTTGGCCATCTTGGTGATGAACGGGACCTTCTCGTTGAACGTGTCTATGAGGGCTTGCCCTTCGGGCCCGGCCGCGAGGAAGCGCCGTGCGCCCTCCGCAATCAGGGCTTGCCCTTCGTCGGACTCCGCCGGGTATAGCGCCCACCCCGGGCCGCGCACCGCCATCATAGTAGGGAGGCCCAGCTTGTCGCACAGCTTCGCGCCTCCCATGCCGTAAGACAGCCCCAGATATATCTCCTTGGCGGGCTTCCGCTCGATGGAGGCCATATCAGCCATCATCTGGTGATTGTCGGTTGCCGGGTCAGACCGGTACTTGTCCCGGGCGACAATCGCCGCTTCCCAAGCCCTCCGGCCGATGAAGGCCCGGCTGATACAGGCGTAGTGGACGGCAAAGCGAGGCTCCTGCTGCGAATAATCGTTGGAGGCCCATTGCTGACCTTCGTCAGGAAGGTAAATGGCCCGCCACATCGCCGCGAATTCATCCCGCGAAGGCTGCTGCTGGAGGTTCGGATTCTGACAACTTAACCGTCCCCATGCGGCTCCGGCGGTCCCCGTCTCGTCATCCTTCTGACGCTTCAGCTGGTTGAAGGTACAGTGAATGCGACCGTTGACCATGTGATCCCGGACCGAGGCCGCAAACGTCGTGCGGAGTTTGTTGACCTTCCGGGCCCGCTCCAGCATACGGGCAACCTCGTGGTCAACCGTCGCCATGAATTCCTTGTCAATGGAGGGCTTCCCTTGGGCCGTTTTGCCCACCTTCACGCCGATGTGTTCAAGGGCCGGTGCTAATGCGCCCGCCTTCCAAACGTCGCCCACCGCTATGCGCACGCCCGTCAGCTGATGTACCTTTGCCAAGGCTTCGGCTTCCTTGCCTCTAGCCCAGCCCTCGATCATCGCTAGACGGTCTTGGTCAATGCGCACTCCGCGCCTTCGGACCTTCACAAGGACCGGGAGCAACTCGGACTCCAGGTTGTACACCTCCCAGAGGTCCTCGTCATCAATTTCCCGCTCTTGCCGTCGGAGAATATCCAATGGCAACCTCGCGTCCTGGGTGGCGTACTCTCCGACAAACCGGGCGGGCAGCTGCCACATATCGCTCTTGGGGTTGAGTCCATAGTCCGCCGCCGCTTGTCGCAGCACAGACTCATCCTTGCCCTGAAGTCCTCGCCGCTCCGCTATCGAGTCCAGCGAGTAGCTGTTATGGAGTTCATATATCAGAGGGTCCGCCACCTGAACATCCCGGAACATCGACACCTTCTTGAATTCGACGTTATCCCCGGCCAAATAGTCGAGGTCATACGGGAGGTTGGCGCCCACGATGATCCCGGAATAGTGCTTGGCCTGCTCCCGGAGGTAGCCCAACACACCTTCCACCGGCAGGTTCCCGCCGCCTTCGTGCCTGATGGGGAGGTAGCCGCTTGGGCCATCCTCGATAGCGTAGCTGATCCCGGTGATGTACGTGTTGGGCCTTCGCCCGAAGCCCGGGCCGAGGGTCCGCAACTCCTCATCCCGCGTCTCGCAGTCCACGGCCACGCGCTTGGCTCCCGCCCAAGAGGGCAGGGAGTCGAGGGCGGGAGCCGTCCAACCGCTCCGGGCCGTGGTGAATAGTGGCTGCTGATACATCAGAATTGCGGGGCGGCGCCGGTACCCTGAGCGCCGTGGCGCAACTGACGGTCCCCCTTCTCCGAGTCGGCCAACATCTCCACGAGAAACATGCGGACATACCAGAGGTCGTGCTTGGTTTTCCAATGGGTCAAGCCCTCGATGACCTTGGCTTCATGGGCGGTGAGCCGGTTGGCAAGGATGAACGCCTCCGCCGATATGACTATGTGCCTGATGCGGTTCCGCCGCCGGGCGGGCTTCAGGGTGAACCACCGAATCACCGGCCAGGACTTCCAGCCGCCCGCCAGGTGGAGTTCGATCAACTTGTCCACGTAGTGAATCGACTTCCGAATGTCGGTGGTTGGGCTGGAGTGCTTCTTCCGGTTCCGGGTTGCGTACTTGGTGGCGCACCCTTCGAGGTACCCCATGCCGTTGGCTTCCACCCAATCCCAGTGCTGAATGTCGGCGGCGTAGTGGAGGCCCCCGACTTGGTGTTCATTCGCCGTCACTGCTTCTTCTCCGTACATGTTGCTTGTCTCCCAGCGCCTCCCGAAGGCGGCGCGTCTGTAGCTTGTAAAGGTATCCGAGGCAACCGTGCTCCCCGGACATCATCGCGTTGTGGGCCTTCCGGAGGTGCGCCGCGAGTTGCTCCACCGTATCGAAGGCCGCGTATTTTATCTGATCGTCTGTCTCCCAATCCGCCTGGAGTTTAGTCAAGTCCAAGCGGCAGGGCCTCGTCGAACACGTCCGAGTTCCGGCGAAAACCGTCATGGCCGAGAGTCCACTGGAAATACTCCCAGACCTCCGGCGGCAGCTTCCCGTTCAGACGGCGGCCCACGATGGCCTCGGAGCACTTGTCCCGGAGGTCCGTCAACTCCTGATTGCCCATCCGCATCTGCTCCCGGGCCCAAAGGTACAGGTCCAGAGTATCCACCGCCTTGAGCCATTCCTCCTCCACCGGAGTGAGAGGCGGGACCATGTCCAGCTTCTTCAACACGGCCCGCTCGGCCTCCTCGTATATCGCCCCGAGGCCCGGGAAAGCCGCTTTGGCGGTCGCGGGCATATCGCCCAACCACCGCTCGGCCGTGTCGTGGAACATCAGCGCCCGGACCAACGCCATGGACGGGTGGGGCATCAGGATAAGCAACAACGTCACCGCGCCGTAGGTGTGCTGGCCAATCGTGTGGTCCCCGTGGTGAGGGAGGATATGGCACCGGCGCGTCGTCGAGGCTTCCCGGGCGGTCTTGATTTGAAACACCCGCTTTTCAATTTCAGTCATACGCTACTCCGTTGTCATTGGCCTTGAGGAATTTCCCGAGGCGGCGCCCAATCCATTCCTTCGCGGCCATGCGCCAATCCGTCGCCTTGACGTCCTGGAGGCGTTCGAGGGCCTCGTCAAACCGGTGCGGGTTCGCGTGGTTCTTGTAGATGAAGTAGGCTTCGTGCATCGGGACCGCTACCCGGCGGAAAAACGGCTCAGTGAGGCCCATAACTCCCGGGTTCTCGACAAACGCCTGCGCCTCGGAAAGCCAGTTGGCCCAATCTCCGTCCCGGGCCATAATCGGAAACGGCTTGACCACGCCCTCGGCATACGGGTCCGGGATGTTCCAGGCTTGCTCCGCGATGCCTTCGACTTGGGCGAGGGTCGCCTTGTAGACGTGGAGATTGTTCGACATCTGACGGTACCGGCCCAAGGGAACACCGATGGCCGACGCCATGAACTCGTGTAGGAAGCTGAAGTGAACGGCGTTCGCTCCGTAGGCGCCCCAGACCAGGTCATTGGACCGGTTCGTCACCAGCATATCGAGGGCTCCGCCCCAACCAATGGAGAATAGGGCTTGGAGATTACACGGCAAGTCCTTCCCACCGGAGCCGTCCGCCATCCTCCGGGCGAGGTCGATGGAGGCGTCCCACATCGAGAGGACTTGGCGCCGGCAGGTCGGGTCCTTCCGGAGGGCGAGGATGATCGTTGCTAGCTGGTCGAAGCCGAAGGAATACCGCCACCGGTAGCCGTAGGCGCCGTGGAAGGTCACCCCGTCATCCGAGTAGTTGCGCATGTTGGCAACGTATTGAGCGACGGGCTCCACGTCATTCCTCCCGGCCATCATCCAGATGGCCTCGAACAGGTGGAAAAACGGGTTGGCGTCCCGTTGGGGCCAGAAGATAACCCGCTCATGGGGTTGCCCGTAAACGGTCGTGACCGGTTCCACGAACTGGATCACCGGTC